TCTTGTCCCCCGCTACCGCTCCTGTGCCAGCGCTTATAATGTCATAAACGTAGTAATCTCCCATCCCCTGTTTCGAGTCGGTGCTGTAATAGTTCGTCGTCATGGTATCTCCCGACTCGTCATCATCATAGACTAGGTTTTTGTTCATTGGGTGCCACAGTTTCCGCTCAATAACGGTTCCACGTTCGTTGCCGGACTTGATAGTCCAAGTCTTGTCGAACTTCACGGTCAGGCGAGTTGTGTCTAGCGGGGCGACGATAGGGTCAGACCAGTCTACCCCCTGTGCGCCCTTGAATATGATGTTGTCTCTCTCGTTGACGGTATTGGGCATGTTGTTGATTGCCTGATTGAACCAATACCGCTGCATTCCGGAGGTCCGGTCGGCCCATGGTACAGAAGGATTGGGTGTGGGTCCCGGATCTGACGTTGCTCTGAATACGAACGGGACTGGTCCCTTGTTCGTAAAGCAAATCCGGCGGTGAAACCAGGGGATGCCAGACGATGTCTGAATTCGGAGGTTCTCAGACAACCCTCGCATGTAGCAAGTCGTGGCAGTTCTGACCGCTTGCTGCGCTACGGTTCCGAGTGTGCCCTGTGCACTATTAAGGTCGTTTGCTGACGCCATCCAAAAAAACCTGGCCGTCTGTGTCCCAATGACATACGCGGGGCCGTCTGCAGTCGTCTGGGACGTGCCATCGAACGAGGTATTTGTCACGCTGAGCATCGTGTTCCTTTTTTTCGTTGAGGTTGCGTTGAGCACCATCTTTTTCGACATGGGGCGGTACTTCCGATAGGTCCGCGCTTTCGCGCCGGAACGCCGGGATGATTTTCGGGTGGGGCGACGACGCACGACGCGAGTTCTTTTTCGGGATCGGTACGCCATTTTGGGCTTGCGGCATTTTTAAATCGCGCAGTCCGTGCGAGGTGCCCTTGGGTACTTATAGAACACAGGTGTGTCCTGTGTCCTGGGGGTATAATATTAGGTTCCCCCAGGACCTTCGGAGGACACACTCATGCCCAACCCATTTCTGTGCAATGGAAGATATTTCCTCGTCACCTACGCTCAATGTGGAGAGCTGGATCCTTTCCTCGTTGTGGACAAGTTTTCATCATTGGGAGCTGAGTGCATCATTGGGCGAGAGTATCACGAGGATGAGGGACTTCATCTCCACGTGTTCGTCGATTTCGGACGGAAGTACCGCAGTCGAGCGGCTGGTATATTCGATGTGGACGGTCGGCACCCAAACATTCAGGCTTCTCGAGGAACACCTGAACAGGGGTACGACTATTGCATCAAGGATGGAGACGTGGTCGCGGGAGGGCTGGAGCGTCCGGAACCGCGCCGAACTGGAACTGGCAAGAATTTTGATCTCTGGACTGAAATTACGAACGCGACGGATCCAGACGAATTTTGGTCACTATGCCACCAGCTGGATCCAAAATCTGCAGCTTGTTCATTCAGCCAGCTCCAAAAGTACTGCGACTGGCGGTTCGCACCGAAGAGAAGCGAATACGAGTCGCCCGGAGGAATTGAGTTTATTGGCTCGGATGTTGACGGAAGAGATGAGTGGCTTCACCAGTCTGGAATCGGCGATGCGGAACCACTCGTAGGTGAGTCTATCGTGCCCGTCGCGATGGGTGCGCACGGCCCATCCCAGCAAGCTGGGAGCCCAAGGGCACGTGCTCACGCTCGATCGCTCGAGGGCGGCCTTTTTCGAAGTTGAGTCATAGAATCATGCTAACGTTTTTAGGCAGATGTATGTCCTTGGTGCTCTATGGTCCCAGCCGCACCGGGAAGACCTTATGGGCTAGGTCTTTAGGTAAACACCTTTACTGCCTGGGGTTAGTCAGCGGTGAGGAGTGTGAGCGAGCGCCTGTTGTCGACTACGCCGTATTCGACGATATCAGAGGTGGAATAAAGTTCTTCCACGCGTTCAAAGAATGGATGGGTGCGCAGCAGTTCGTTACGGTGAAACGACTTTACCGCGACCCGAAATTGACGGAGTGGGGTAAACCTGCGGTTTGGATCGCAAATGAGGATCCGCGCTTGTGCATGGACGCCACAGATGTTTCATGGCTGAACGACAATTGCATATTCGTGGAAATTACGGACCCTATTTTTCGTGCCAATACAGAGTAGAGTTACTCTGAATCAACATCTTGTCCCCCGCTACCGCTCCTGTGCCAGCGCTTATAATGTCATAAACGTAGTA